GCCCTTGCGGACCAGTCGCGCCATTCGTCCCATTGATACCATCCACGCCATTCGTTCCGGGTGGACCTTGCGCTCCATTTGTCCCGTTCGTTCCATTAATTCCGTCCACTCCGTTCGTCCCGGCTGGACCTTGTGGGCCCTGTGGTCCCGTTGCCCCATTCGTCCCATTGATCCCATCTATCCCGTTCGTTCCTGCCGGGCCCTGCGGCCCTTGCGGACCAGTTGCCCCGTTCGTTCCATTGATACCATCAATCCCGTTTGTCCCTGCCGGACCCGTTGCTCCAGGTGTTCCATTCGTTCCGTTAATTCCATCTATCCCATTAGTTCCGGCCGGACCTTGCGGTCCTTGTGGACCAGTCGCCCCATTCGTCCCATTGATCCCATCCACTCCGTTCGTCCCGGCTGGACCTTGTGGTCCCGTATTCTTGTTCGTCACGCATCCCGTAAGTGTCCTGGTGGCCGGAAAATAAATCAGATAATTACTCGATGACGCCACCGGGACAAAGTTAGTCATCGTTTGAACCGCAGACGCTATATTCGTACCGCCGGACCGGATATAGCGTCCACTCACTCCGTCAAAAATCGCAATTTCCCCGTCTTCCACCGCGCCTTTTGTCCGAACCTGCGGATAATAATCCTGGCCAAACAGAAAGGCCGAAGGCAGAATGCAGAATGCCAAAACTAATATTTTTAATTTCCCAGCCGTAGACTGGTCCGCCCGTGGCGGAAAATTTCTAATATCTAATTTCATTCCTCTTCCTCCTTCAGCCTTCAGCCTTTTTTACTCAGACAACGGTTCAATCCGCACCACTCCTGCTTGGCCGTTATCCGCTTCAATGAATTTCGCGCATTCCACCGTGCGCCGGCTCCATACCATCGGCGCCGAAGTTACCGGCAAATAGATCCCAGCGCCGGAACTGGCCGGCGCCGTGTCGTCAAATGTGGCCAAGACCGCCTTGGTTTTCACGCTGACATAGCAATGGCTTACCTTGCTATTCAGTGCCGCCGGTGATACCACTGTCCCGGCAACTGCCAACTCTTCCGCCTTCACCCCGTCCCGCGTAGGTTGTAACTGACACTCCAAATTAACTACTTTTGCATTCATTTATTTCCCTTTCTTTTGTTTTTTATCGTCCGAAAACAACCTTCCTCTGGACACCTTTTTGGTCCTCTGTATCTTCCAAGCCGTCCAGTTCCGTCTGGGCCCTTGTCTCTGCTTTTCCGTGTTCCACCGGATCCAGCAGATATTCCGCATGGGCCGCATACTTGATAAAGGTTTTCAAAAACGCCGGGAAATCTACAGGTTTCCAGTATTCCGTTTGCTGATATGGATTCTTATTCGTTGAGGATTGGAGCGCCGTGTAACTTTCCCCGCTGGTCGCGTAATAGCACAAGTCCCCGATTGCATACGCCGTCCCGGCGTCCCACTCAGTTAAAGAAAATTCTGGCACTGGCGGCCTGAACCAGATCCACGGCCGGGCCGGTGCTACATTTGCACTCACCAGGATCCCGTCCTCGTAAAAAATCACATCCTCAATCCTTCCGGCAAATCGGTATATCCGCGGATCCTTGTCAAACACGCAATTCTGTAAATCCACTGCACCGATCTCTGTCTTTCCGTCCTGTTGAAAACTGAGAGTCCGCAGAAAACTATCCCCAACTTCCGCCCACCAAAGTGTTTCCACGTCCGGATCCTTCCCCACATTCGTATTCTGCAAACTGATGTAATAATGTTCCCCGCCGTCAGCCGCTTCGTGATAAACTTCATCCCCGACAACATAATTCTCTTCATCATCCCAAGTGTCTCGGTATTCTCTCTGTTCCGCCAACATGATCTCTGACCAGAACATGCGTTCCCATCCATCGGGCATCCGGTCATTGATATATTCAGCTATCAATGCCTTCTGCATGGCGCTCAAATTCGCCGTCAACGGATCTATTCCCCGCAATCGCACTATCGCTTCATATACGCTTTTGATCGTGCAAGTTTTCATATCACCATGATTGTAATGTTTTTGTTTTCAATCCCTGATGGCCTGTTTGGCAAACTTCCAAATTCCCTCACACCATCACGCCCATACACTTTCCGGTAGGTTACTTTGCCAAGTCTATTTTTCATGGCCGTGATGCTCGTCGTTCCTTCCGTGATTCCGAAATAGCGCCGGTCCTGGTCCTTCCAGTATCCTTCCGCATCCTTTTTGAGAACTTCCCTGCCCTCGGCGTTCACCGCATTCATCACGGCCACAACCGATATTTGCCTGTGCAACCGGCCGCTTTTCCCAAAGCGTTTCAACTCCCCGCGTTTCATGGCCAGTTTCCGGTCAAATACTTCTGCGGCCGCCAACCTTAAATTTTGACGTTCCTGCACTTGTTTAAATGCTCCCGAAAGGTCCAGCGCTTCTCTTGTGTATCCTGGCATGACTTCCTCCTTTTTTATGCTGGCGTGGGTGCGCCCGCGGGTGTCGCGGTTCCTGTCGCCGGCGCAGGTAATGCTCGCCGTCCGCCTTCACGTCCGATCGCCACGTTCTCGCCAAACTGTTGCGCCAACACTTGCATACGCTGTAGCCGGCTCTGCATGATCTTCAACTTGTCCGGAGCCATATCCCGGTAAATGTCCGGATTCATCTGCTCAAGATTTTGATAGAGTTGTAGCCGCAACTGATAATTGATACTGCCATCGTCCGGTAAATCGGGTTCCGTGCCCGCCCGGATCTCCTGGTATGCTTTGATCTCCGCCGCTGTCTCGGCCTGGTTTGCCTGTTCCACGTCCACTAGGGCCGCTTCTGCCAGGTCCGGAGAAATCCGCCACATGAACGCGCTGACGATCGCCGCGGTCTGAATAGTCTTATCCCGGTCCATCGGAATCAGCAGGTCCTTAACAATTTTACCAATCTTCTCCAGATAATCCGGATCTAGATCGCGCGGATCGAATTGGAGATCAAGATCAAACTGCCCTTGAATTTCCTCGCGGCTCTTAAATAATGATTCGCCCTTCTGGTTTGTGATCCGTTGGATCAAATTGTCCGGCATATACTGTTGGCAAAGTTGAAAGACCTGGACTAATGCCTGGCGCAAATTCAAGAGCCACCACAAAACTTTGAATTCCCGTTGTAACTGCACAAGGTCCGACGCCACGTCCGGATTCGTCCGACCGAAGTATTCATCCCTCTGCCGGCGGAGTTCCTTCACCATGTCCACAACGGTCCGCGGATATTCCGGCGGTTTCATCCATTCAAAGTCGCCGTCCCGTTTTGCCGGAAGTTCCAATAACGGTTTGATATGGAGCGCCCCCATCCTCTGCCGATTGCGGGTAATGATCGGTGGGACGCCGGCGAGCTGGGCATGGTCGCCAAAACTATCGCAATAAACCTTCTCCAATCCCTGATAGGTCCCGGCCAACTCCGCTATCCCGCGCGAATCGCATAGCCGGCCAGTGAGGACTTCACGCCGAAAGACATGGCCGGGATAACCGCCATGCGCATAATCAATCAGTCGGCGGTCCGTGGCCACTACGTCAACATCATTATGGAAAACAACAAAGTATTTGCCGGGCACTCCGTCCTCGTTTGTCGCCTGATAGAATGCCGTTAGGACTTGATAGAGGCCCTTGTAATAACTCGACGGTCGCGCAACAATGTCGCCGGCATCGTCGCGCATATAGTCAGGAAATGCCGCCGATGCTTCATGTCCGCCCTGGCGGGATCCGTCTTTCTCCCGTTTCCCGATCACCTTCTCAACAAAATCATCACTCCAGCCCTGGCTGATCTTGCGTTCAATGATCTGTGTCTTGGTCAGCCACTCGGCTTCAAAATAAACTCGCGCACTCTGAAAATCGGTCGTATTGAGCGGAATGAACCAATCCTCATTCAACCGCTTCGCCTGAATGTCCGGACCGTCCTGCTTGATATAGGGAACGGGAAACTCCGCCCGGCCTTTCTCGCGCAATTCGCGGATCACTTTCTTTGCCCGCGCCGGCCGGATCCCTGGGAAGAATTCCGCCAACTTGGCCGAAAGAAATTCATCACTCTCTTCGCTCGCCAGCGCGGTCTTAAAATCTTCTGCCGCCTGTGCCGCAAGTCCTTGAATGTCCTGCATCCCTGCGGTCGGCGGAGTTCCTTCGGCGGGACCGCCCGGCTGTTCCTCTGCCGGTGTTTCCTGCGCCGGCATTTCCCGTTCTGCATTTTCTGATAATACTTCCACCACTTGATCCAGATAGAGTTTCATCAGCTCTTCGGCTGTCAGTTTCTCCATCTTCAACGCCGTCTCATACCGCCATACGATCCCCAGTAATGCCAACCCAGGGCTATCCCCCGTAAAATAATTTGCAAGTTTAAGTAGTTCTTGGACCCACTTCACTCCCCAATGGTTCCGGATCAGCCAGCGCATGACGATCGCCATGTTGCCGGCCTTCTTAGTGTCCTTGCTTTCCGTGCCCTTGAAATTGATTTGTGCCCGCATGGCCGATAACACCAGGAGCATTACGTCCTCGTTTATCAGCATATCAGCCGTTCTAACGCGCATGTCCGATGCGCCCTCAAACGGCTCCGGTTCTTTATCATCGTCTCTTGCCGCCTTATGTTTCAACCCATCAGCCGATTGATATTCCCAACGACAAAAACGGGTGGATTCCGTATCCACCCGCATCGGCCAGATCGTGTCTTTCGACTCCGCGACAATCTGTGCCACTTCACTTTTCAATTCCGACAGTGAAGGCTCCGTAACTAATGATGTTCCACCATCACTTTGCACTTCATCTATGGGTCTATTTTCTTCCGGCATTTTTTACCTCAAGTATTGATCGGCTATCGGCGTTCCGTATTTTACCCCGGAACGCCGATACTCCGTTACTCTCACGCCTTCTTAAGGCGTTATCTTGAAGTAGAACAGCACCTCACCGGCGGTAAGTGCACCCAACGCCTCTTCCGCATTCGGCGTGAAGGTGAAGTCAATCGTATCGGCGGCCGTGTAGACCTTCCGTCCGGTTGAATCATCCGTCAATGCCGACAGAATCGCCTGGGATCCTGCCGTCAATGTCGCCGTTGCTGTAGGCACCGCCGGCACATATACAATGGTATTTGTAGTCACGTTGCTTGACGCATTCAAATATACCAGTGTATTTGTCAGCACCGATCCCGCGACAGTTACGGCTGGAGTGTTGGTCCCGGCATAGTGTAGAGTAGCCGCCGTGGCCGCTTGAACACTTCGCCCGAATTTCAACCATACTTCCGTCCCGTCGCTGTCCAGTTCCGTCGAAGTCAAGTAAAGGTCGGGATCAGTCCCATCCCCCACTGTAACCAGAACGGATCCGGTGTAATTCGTGTTCCCGGTAGTAAATGCAGTTTTTAACTGCATGGCCACTAACTCAATGCCTTGCTTGGCCACCGCCGAAAACACGTTTGTCAACGTGGTCGACGTGTTTGTGGTCGTCTCTGTGAAATCCGCATAGGTAATGGTCGCCACATGCGTCGCTCCCAAGTGCGCCTTCTCCTGTTCCAGCAAGGGCCGGAATGTAGCCGCTTGCGCCGCGATCGGCGCCAACCACGCCAGCAAAGCCACAAACACGATCAACTGCATCAGTCCATATTTACATTTCTTCATCTCTCGCTTCCTCCGATTTTGTTTTGCAAAATCGCCCCCCATAGTTCCTTGAACGACGGGGGGCTATTTGCTTTTTAGTTTCTCTACGTTTACGTTCCCTCGATCGTTTGTGTTTATGACGCAATGTTAGCGTAGCATTGCCCGGTCGGGTTAAGACACTTCAGGAGATATACCGTGTCATGGTATCCGCGCGGATACCA